CCAGCGTTGGGAAGATGAAGACGAAGATTGGGAACAAGACGAAGAATATGAGTTTGCTAAAAAAGTCCAAGCAGACAACGCTCGTCAAAGTAAGTTCTTCCAAGACCGTGAAGACCAACCAGACTATTGCCCAGCCTGTGGCGCATATCCTTGTGAATGTGATGATGAACATGGTGATTGGAATGATAAAGGTAGAGTATCTAAACTTCCACAAGATCAAATGGAAAACACAGACCTTGACGATATGAAGAAACTGGCGGGACTATAAAAATGGATATCAACGAACTAAAAAAACTATCTGGTATTACAGCAGAACGCAAGCGCCAAGAAATCAAGGAAGGCAAGTATTTTGTATCTGGTTTCCCAAACAAAAGAGGGAAGTTCAAAATTACTAGCGTAGAGGATAATGGCGACGGTTCCTTTGATATTGAAATGGGCCAAAACGGCGTAACGTATAATCCAGACAATACGGCTCAACCATTGACGTTCAAAAACCACCAAGGTATGCCAGTTTCGATTAGGCAAATTCATGCGTCAATGAATCCTAGTCAATTAAACAAAGGACTCGAAGAAGGTGATCTAACCGATATCATCAACCCAATCATTAGCATCGATGAGTACAAGTCAAAAGTGCTTGACGATGACGAAGGAAACTGGGAAGAGTTTGGGGAAAGTTATTCCTATCTCCGCACACCCGTAAAGAAGCGTGTTGATGAAGCACACCCAAATCAACAAGCGGCAAGATATAATCCAGATGGAGAAACATATAGAGGGTCTGCAAATAAGATGCCGACCCTACCGGATGATCCCGCTATTGATAACTCTGTTCCTATTGATTCTATTATGAATATGTCCGATGATGGTAGAATTAGTGATATTATTGATAAAGATCACATAGATAAACTAAAATCTGCTATTAGAGAAGTACTTTTGACATTAACACCTAGAGAAGAAAGAGTTATTCGCTCACGTTTCTTTCATGACAAGACACTGAAAGAAATAGGTGATGAATTTAGTGTCAGTAAGGATCGTATTCGACAGATTGAAGCAAAAGCATTGCGAAAAATGAAGAATACTAGCAGGAGGAACAAAATACAGGGATTTCTATCTTAGAAGAAAAAGTGGCTTTTTAGCCACTTTTTTTATGTTTTTATATTGCAATGATAAATAAGAGTGCGTTATAATAGTATCACAGTCGTTGAGATACTTGACTAACGATTAGGCAAAAAAGAAGACACCCTTGGGTGTCGTGGCATAATAGGCATAAAAAGGAGGCATAAACATGGCACGTAAATCTTTAGCGGAAATCCGCGCACAACTAAAAGAAGAAGCAAAAAACGAAGGTAAATCTACCTTCCAAGGTGATAACGCAAGTTACCCTTTCTGGAATATCCCCCTAGACAGCACAGCAGTAGTAAGGTTCCTACCAGATGGTGATACATCAAACACCGAAGGTTTCTGGGTAGAACGTCTTATGATTAATCTGGAATTCTCTGGTGTCGTTGGTGACCCAAGCAAAGACTTCGTAAAGATGCAAGTACCTTGTGTGGAAATGTACAACGATGGTACAACCTGTCCAGTACAGGCTGAAATCAAGCCTTGGTACAAAGATTCTTCTATGGAAGAAATGGCTAACAAGTACTGGAAGAAGCGTTCATATATCTATCAGGGCTTCGTCCTTGATCACCCTGGTTTTGTAGACCGCAACGGTAACACTCTGGAAGATGACACACCAGAAAACCCAATTCGTCGGTTTGTTATCAATCCAAACCTTCACAAACAAATCAAGTCAATCTTGCTTGACCCAGACCTAGAAGCATGGCCAGATGATTACGAAGCTGGTTTGAACTTCAACATCCGCAAGACACAGGATGGTAAGTGGGCATCTTATGACCAATCTTCTTGGGCACGTAAAGAATCCGCCCTTGACGAAGATCAGCTTGCAGCTATCGAAGAGCATGGTCTATTCACACTGAAAGACTATCTACCACGTAAACCAAGTGATGCGGAACTAAAAGTCATCTTTGAAATGTTTGAAGCATCTGTTGATGGTGAGAAGTATGACCCAGAACGTTGGGGTGCATACTACCGTCCATTCGGCGTAGATAAGCCAGAAGGTGCTGAGAAAGCGACAGAAGATAGTGCGCCAGCACCTAAGAAAGAAACTCCAAAAAAGGAAGAAGTTGACGAGGACACTCCACCTTTTGATACTGATGACGAACCACAGGCAGAAAGCAAAGCCGAGGAATCATCAAGCTCAGATCGTGCTGCTGACATTCTCAACAAGATTCGTTCACGTCAGAAGCAAGCCTAAATCAAATCGTGGTTGTGACGATTTAGGAAGTATGTGGAACTCAACGAGACTAATATCTCGTCCATATAGTGATGCGAGGGTTGAGGTAGTATCACATTTTTTCGTAAAAAAATGGTGGAAACAAAGAAAAGGAGAATGATGTGACACGCCCCTTCGATGTGAGTAAATTTCGTAAAGACCTAACCAAATCTATTGACGGTATTAGTTTTGGTTTCAATGACCCAACTGATTGGGTTTCAACAGGTAACTACCTACTAAACTACCGTATTAGTGGAGACTTCAACAAAGGTGTTCCGCTTGGCAAAGTAACCGTTCTTGCTGGTGAATCTGGCGCTGGTAAATCATATATCGCCGCTGGTAACCTTGTCCGTAACGCACAAGAGCAAGATATCTATGTTGTTCTAATCGACTCAGAAAACGCCCTTGATGAAAAATGGCTACATGACTTGGGCGTAGATACCGATGAAGACAAACTACTTCGTCTATCTATGAGTAAGGTTGATGATGTAGCAAAAACCATTTCATCGTTTATGAAAGACTACAAGACTATGGATGAAGCAGAACGACCAAAAGTTCTATTCATCATTGATAGTCTCGGTGCCCTTCTAACTGATGTTCAGGTTGACCAGTTTGACGCTGGTAACATGAAAGGTGATTTCGGTCATAAACCCCGTGCCCTAAAATCCCTTGTTATGAACTGCGTCAATATGTTCGGTAACTATAACGTTGGTATGGTATGTACCAACCACACATACGCATCACAGGATATGTTTGACCCTGACGATAAGATTGCTGGTGGTTCTGGTCCAATCTATGCCGCTTCAATCGTTATCGCTATGAAGAAACTAAAACTGAAAACAGATGCCGATGGTAATAAAACCAGCAAGGTTCATGGTATTCGTGCCAAGTGTAAGATTATGAAGACACGATACAACAAACCGTTTGAGGAAGCTGAAATCCAAATCCCATACGAAACGGGAATGGACCCTTATAGCGGTTTGATTGATATGTTTGAGGAAAAGGGTATTCTAGTAAAGACAGGAAACCGTCTACGTTATGAAACCAAAGATGGCGAGGAAATCATTGAGTTCCGTAAAAACTGGACCAGCGACAAACTTGATATCGTAATGGAAGAGTTTGGTGCTATTGATATTACTGTACCAGAAGCAGAAGAAACTGCTGACGAAGAATAAATAAATCCAAGTTGGGGAGAACACCATATGGATAATGAAATGCTTATTCTTCTTTGGGAAACTGTACGTGAGTACATTCCAGCCAAAGACCGACAAACAGCAGCAGACCATGTTATTGATAACCTCGTTGATAATGGGTTGGACGATGAAGACCTAAAACTATTTAACGGCGTTGATAAGTATATGTCTGCTACTGTGAAAGAGTTTTTGGAAGATGAAGATGAAGAAGAAGATGATGAGTGGGAAGAAGATTACTAAAGACCGAAATTGGATGGTAAGTAATGTGGTATGGTAAGATTACCGAAGATATGGGCCAAATCCCATCCTTCATCAACTACTACGAAAAAGAACTGGAACAGGCACGATACGAAGTGGCTGTGAAGGGGAATGTTGAGAAGAATCTAAAAGAACTTCCAGCAAATACCGAAGTAAGATTTAGCCAGCTTCAAGAGATTGAGGCTGTGCTAAACTTTCTAAATATCCAAATGCGAAAGCTTCGCAAAGAAAAGTTCGTTGAGTATGAACGATACCAGAAAGCATTATCGTCCCGTGAAGTAGAAAAATATGTGGATGGTGAGGATGATGTGGTTGATTTGGAAATGATAATCAACGAAGTAGCCTTACTACGCAACCGTTATCTGGCGGTTATGAAGGGTTTTGATAGTAAGAACTGGATGCTAGGACACGTTGTTCGCCTTCGTTCAGTCGGTCTTGAGGACGTTGAGCTTTAATGGAATATGAACATATATACATTAATGGAGACAGTTATACTGCCCTTGCTGACAACAACGTATATAGTGATTTTTTACAAGAGTACTTCCCTAATACTTCCATAAGAAATGCTGCGATTAGGGGTAGTAATAACGACAGGATTTTTCGTAGCAGTGTGGAACATATTTCATCACTTGGCGGAAAGTCTCTCGTTATAATTGGGTTTAGTTTCCTTACTAGACAAGAACTCTGGTACGATGGTAATAGAAAAGACATCATTGCGACTGCCAATGACGAAACGATACGGGATTATCCAATAGTGAGGGATTTACCATTTCCTATACCTATGATTACCCTTGATAAAGTATATAAAAAAGAAAATACAGAGTTGTATAAAATGTTGATGGTTTCTGAAAATATCGTAAAGAAACTCATTGACTATTATACTAATTTGGTTATGCTCCGTGGGTTCTTGAGAGACAGAGGTATCGACTATATTATATTTTCTGCCGCTAATAATTCAGACCTTGGTTATGAAAATGAGTTTATATATAAAACGAATGTTTATAAAACAGTACAACAAGATAAAAGAATAAAAGATGTTGAGGAATTTAGTATTCCGTTTTTTGCGGCTAATCATGAACTGCGAACAACAAGCACGGGACATTTACTAGAAGATGGGCATAAGGAATTTGCCAAATATCTTCACGGATGGATCAATAACACTTGACAAATCCCCAGTTTATGCTATAATACATATATGAATGAGCAAGTATCAAGTAAAACAATAGCAGAAGGTCCAGGCATCGTTGATTACAGCGATTGGCAGAACTTCTATTATGAAACCCGTGAGAAAATCTCTTTACTGGACGAACCAGCAAAGACAGACATCACGAAGTTTTTTGAGAACACTCAAATGGCGTGGATAGAATACTCAAGGAAATCCTTGCAGTATAAGAAGCACCAACAGCGAGAATACGACAAATATATGGAAGCCCGTAAGACAACAGAGAAATACATTACTTGGGCTGGGTTAGCAGGAATGACGAAATGAAACTTATCAAAGCACTATATGAAAGCGACTGCGGTAACTATCGGCGTAGGGTAGAAGAAACCAACAAAGGTAAGGTCACTATTTATCTTCAGAAGATAGAAGCCCAACCTTGGTCATATTATAATCGCAGAAGTTTGTCTGCTACTTCATGGCAAAAACATCGCACTGACGGTCCCGCGCATATATTAGAAAAGCCTGATGGAACTGTTGTGGAGAAATATTATCAGCATAATGTTCTTCACCGTGAAGATGGTCCAGCGTCTTACCGTGAGCATGGTAAGGACAAAGGCAAGCCAATGTATCGTCTAAAAGGGCAGAAGGTTTCTGCGTATGATGTTCTTGGAGAAGATTCCAAGGAAGCATTTGCACACGCCTTACAATACGAAGATGGAAAAACCGTTATCTAAACAAGAATTTTGGGATGCTTTGACTAAACCTACTGACTACCGTAAGACTTGTCGGTGGTGTAAGCATTATACTGGAAAGGTAAGGATACAAGGCGCGAAGCAAAAGTTCCATGCATTCGACAGACCAGCAACAAATAATGTTGCGTCAAATGGTAACTGCTCTTATCCTAACATTCATCCAGGGTTTTCTTGTATTATGGAAGGTCATAAATATTTTGAGTATGATGATACACGAACTTGAGGAATACCCCGAAACCCTTTCCAGTATAAAGTCTCTCGCAATCCTTGGTGTGGATCGTGGCGATATCATTGATACCTTTTCACAGTTCAGAAATCAATATGATAAACCGTATAACTACAAAATATATGCGGTGGACGATAAAAGCGGCATTATGGGAAAATACCGTAAGATAAAACGTGTTCAGTTTGTTGGTGTCGATTTTTATAATGATTTGCATCTACCAGAACAGGTAGATTTCATTTATACAGAAAAGTTTGATTTAGCATATCGCCCATACGATATGGTGCGAAGTATAAACACTTGCCTAACGGATGGTGGAATATTTTGTTTTACTGCACAGAGTGGTATATCAAATGAATACAACAGAACAACCTCGTCGTTGAATGAAGGTTTATATAACTGGACTATTCCCTCGCTGACGTATCTTCTAGCAACGAATGGATTTGAGTGTGTACACTTTAGAAAGCGTGGATCACTAATTGATGTGTTTGTATATAAGAAATGTGAACCATTGGATAACCCTACTTGGTATGATATACAAGAAAGAGGGTTACTAACTAAATCAATGAGTGAAAATGTGTTGAAATATGGTTATCTAACTGATAACGATTTGGTTATTACCTGGATTGATGGGCATAACAGTTTAGTGTCTGCGTTTCTTCCAAAGACGCATCGCTAACCATTTCCAATAACAAGCCTTATTTTACGGCGTTTTTACCACTTTCTACAACTCCAATAGCCAGCAGTTGTTTTGTCTTTTTTCTGATCACAGTTGTGTCTAGCACGGAAACTCTTACGGCGTTCTGGGTTATTTTTCTTGATTTTTACACCCTTCTGTCCGAAGTTGACCTTCTTTACATTGCCTGTCTTTGGGTCTTTTACATATACTTTGAACTTTTTCACATCGCCAGCCATAGGCTTGTTTAGTTTTACTTTACGACCTTGGTATTCAGCTTCCATAACATCTGTATCATAACCACTTTCTGCTAAGTGTGCTAAAACTGCTTCTTCTAGGCTTTCGTTTTTAGAACCTTTTTTACGGCAAGAACCTTTGCTGTATGCTTTCTTTCCAGGTACTGGTTCGTAACCATCCCAGCATCGACCTTCTTCTACTTTATCACCCCAAATCCATCCGTTGCCGTCGCATGTATCGCATTCTGCTTCGGTTGGATCGCCATCATAATGACCAGTTCCGTCACAATCATAGCAAGTTATTTTTTCGTCTTCATCAAGTTGAATAACACTTTCATATACTTCTTCTTCAATGCGGTCAATGCTTTCTAAAAGTTTTCTAATATCACTCATATATTTTCCTTTAATCTTTCCCAAACAATACCAGATGATATTTCATCAATGGTCCATTCGGTATAACTTATAGTATTTATCCAATCTTCACGATTTGGGTATACTGGGTCTTCTATTCTGTCCAGATTATCCAGCCCAAGCCCGACATCATAAGCAAGAGAATGAGGACTGACGAATACGGGTACGCCCGACATAACAGCAGTAATAGCAGGACCAGAGCTATGATTGACCACTGCCCAACATTTCGCCAATGCTGTTTCAAAATCGAAATCATCATATGTCCCTTCAATCTGTCGTGGTTTTGCGATAAGAACATTAGAAAACTCTTTTACATAGTCTGGGCTAACTGGAAACCTTGGATGTGGGCGAAGAATGATTCTTCTCTTACTATGCGCCCGTATCTTACGGCATATACTTAGCATCCATTGGTCCATTGGCATCATACCTTTCCACTGTTCCGAAAGACCATGCTGACCGCATACAATAATATGTTCGCCATCTTTTTTCCACGGTTTTAACGAAAGGTTATGGCGTGTTTCGCCATATGGTTCTATCCATGTTGCATCGCGGTTTATACCACCGATGCCTACTTTCCAAGTTTCATTTCTTTTTAGTGCCCCTACCTCAAGGACAATGACTGGCTTATTTTGTTCTTTATGTACATTCCAAATATATTGGTTATGTTTCATACGACCTGACCATAGGACAGACCAAATAACAGCAATATCCCCGCCAATAGAGTCTACGATGAGATCGTAACCATCTCGCCGCAGTGCTTCCATAAACGCTTCCATTACAGGGCGTCCGGCCAAACTACAGAACTCAGGAAATACAGATATTTTCATATCGTTATTTATAATCGCCCCACGCAATATCTTCCGCAAAATGATTTGCTATGAAATCTCTGGTAGTTTTAGTGTGAAAGCTATCATATTCACTGTGATTAGAA